GTTCATATCACCCTGACGAGAGATTGCTCTTCCATTACAAAAGACATTTGGCGAACCCTGTGCTCTTATTGGAGTAGAGCAATGAGTGACATCTTGGTCTCCTATTCTTGTGACTGCTGGCATAATACTACTGGTTTCTCCTTACATAACTCTCAACAAAACTTTGAATTGCATCACTGTCATTCAAGATTTCTTGAGTGATTGTGAACTCTTGCTCAATACCAACAAGAGCTGGGCTTGTCCTATCATATGTCACCACTGCTGTAAATGTTTTCTGATACGATGGAGTTCTATCCTGCTCTAATTTATAGAGACTCTTTCCTTCTGGAAAATTTGACATACCCTGTTGCACAATAGGTTCCATGTATATCTGCTTGTCATTTGTTAGACCCCTTGAAGCTTCCTTGTATGCTTCCTTTAGTTCCTCATCTTCAAAGGTGCTTTTGCCCTTATCTACAAGGTAAAAAAGGTCTCTGTATGGATCAAGATACTCACCAGAGAACGTGATTGTCTTTGCAGATACATCAATGGTAATCACCACACTCGGGTCATTCTGAATGGTGCATTGGATATTCGTAATGGTATCACCCGCAGCTTCCGTAAAAGTCACTGTCCCCACGGCAGTGAGATCAGGCTTATGAATGGCACTCAGTTGTGTCTTGTCAATTGTAATTGCCATCAGTTCAAATCAATTCTTGCTGCTTGAATCTTGGTCTTTCCTGTATTGGTAAGGTTACTATCACCAACAACATCAGTCACTAGGTTTCCATTCACATGGGTATTCATGCCCCCCTTGACATTTACATTGTAGTCACCCTCAACCTCCAGAGTATGATTTCCCTTTACAAGCATGGTTGAATCTCCAGAGATGGTCACATTACAGTTTCCGGCAATATACACATTTTTATCTTTGATTACAACCTCATAATCATCTCCAGTAATCACAGTGACTCTATCACCCTTTGCTTGCATCTCTGTATAGGTTCCACTGGAATGATATAGAGAAATTCTTTCATGACATGGAGTATCATCAATCTCCAGAGAGTGCCCATTCTTTGATACCTTTACCTCATTATTTGGATACACTGGTGCATTGGTGTCTGCAATCTGAGGCATATTCCATGCCCCACCACCTGCAATCGGAACATCTTCCTTGTGAGTTGCCTCCTTGGAGATATACGATGTGGAATTTTTATAGTCAATCCGTGCTTGTTTTCCAATATCAGGTAAAATATTTTTTGGAAGCGATTCATTGGGATCAAAGAATCCTTTATTCGGTTCCCAATGAGTGTTTGATACACCATTGACCTTACCAACAATCACATACTCATCAGCACTTACCTGTGTTGCCAGAACCCAATCGCTGACCTCAAGGAATACTCCATTGATAACTGGAGTCCACGGCAGAGAGTTCAATGGAAGGTCAGCAAGAACTTCGCTATGCTTGCCAACAAGTCGAACACGAACTCTTCCAAGTTCCTGTGGGTCATTCGTATCTTCAATTACTCCAATGCAATTCATATTACTCTGACAGAATCCGTGACAATCTTTGAGGTCGTGGTGTAGTTGCCAGTGCTAAGGTTTATTGTATGTATTGATGTTGTGACCAAATACTTTCGAGAGAAAACAAGGTCATTCACCTCTGCATCATCACCAATATAATTCTTGAGTGCTTTTAGGTCAGTTGCCTTTGGAACCTCAAGTGCCACAATTTTACCGGGATTCAAAAAGAGATCTCCTGATACGGTAATCTCATGCGAGAGGGTATCCATGTTTGCAGTATAAGAGTCCAGAACAGGAGCAGAAAGTTTCTCAGCATCACCTGAATTCTTTAGACCACCAAAAGCAAGGCTATTACGATATGAAAAATTTCTTACAATATCAGGCGATTGAGAAAAAGATTTCTTGTTACCCAATGGAGAAAACTCAGGATAATAATTACTCTTCCCTGTCAGATACCTATCATTCGGAACTCGAAAGCAGTTAAACACATTGTCTGTATAGACTCTATTTGATAGATCAAAAGACAAGTTGTGCGAGGCATACGCCCCAGCATTTGCTGCGGATACTCTATTCAGACCCAGAAACGAATTCATGTTCTGAATCGTCAGCATATTCTCTGCATCTGTGCTACGATTTCCCGGCACACCATCAGTAAAGAAGGTCTTCTCATAGTAGGTGTTGTAGAAGTTTCTTTCATCACCAATCATTGAATCATATGACCTTAACTGAATCAGGTCATGCACATTCTGCCAGAGGAAGAATGGTGAAAGATTATTATCGTAGAGTGTGTTGGTAAATTCAAGGGCTTGATCAAGAGGTTTTGTCCACTCAATTACACCAGCATATGCGGTAACTGGATCGCCACGAACAACAATCTTTTGCTTTAGGTCATTTGTGATAATTTTCTCAATCTCCTTTGAGATTGCTCCATTGAAACCGCGAGAGATATTTTTGAGGGATGAAAGATAGGCAACCTCACTTACAGCATCAATGACATAAAGCTGGTAATCACCAGAATTCCCTCTGGAATATTTCGGATACCCAGTGACTCGATAGATGAGTTCTGATTCATATTCATCCTCACCAAAGGGTTTCTGCCTGACATTCAGGATAATTTTCTCATTGCCATTTATCTCAAAGAACTCAAAGAAATTAGACTCATCCTTGATACCAAGTTTGATTGTCACATATGGATTATACAGAGATTCAGTGAGAGTTACTGTCTTGACCATCGTGATGATATCCTTCACATCACCACGATAATTCACCATGAAAATATTCTGAATATCACAAGAACCTGATGCCGTAGATAAATTTTTTGCTACCTTGTTGCTCATTTATTCAGAAGTGATTTGTATTCACGCGCAAACTCACGAACACGATCAGGTCTAAGGACACGAACCTCTCTGGCTTCATCATTCTCTTCTACCAGATGGTCATAGTATGAGGTGAATTCACTGTATGTTCCATTGACACTGAGTGCATCATAAGCACTGAGAACCTCCTTGGACAATTGACGAGAATACCAGACCTGAAAGTATCCTTGGTCCGCGCCCCATTCAGATGTGTTAATCTTGAAGGTTAAAGCCTCTCCAGTGCCATCAAGAAATGAGACTTCCACATTATCCTCGTTGTAAAATTTTGTTATGTTATAGGGACCAACAATCTCTGGTTTTCCCTTGAGATAATATCTATGACCAACAGTGGAAATAGGCAATGTTATTACTAAATATGTTCCATCACCAACAGTTGTCAATTGACCAGCCTGTGTCAATTCGTCTTCTTCAAAAGATATGGTTCCGGTATATCGGTAAGGTGCTCTCTCTGCATCTGTAAAGATTTGATAAGCATACACAGTGTTTTCTTCTTCACTGGTAGAGTATCCAAGGTCATCCAGTGCTGTCTGCCATGCATTCTGTTTTACTGCTGTGTAGTCGCTATCAAAGTCACTGCCAAGTTCATACTGTGAATCAAATTCACTGTCTGCATATCCAATCTTCTCTGGATTATCAAGATATCGAATATGAAATTCCTTATATCCACCAGAGAGTGTAAAAAATGTATTGAAATGACTATCAGTTTTTACAATTAAATCTGGACCTTCTGATGCACCACCCGGTTCTTCTGGTGTGTATTCATACATCTGTGTCTTGTCCACCCAGAGTTGATATCGAGACTGATCCCAATGAACAATCTTGACTGCTGCATAAGTCTCCTGAGATTCGTCAATATCAAAGAGAAGATATAACTGGTCCTTGTAGTCAGGATTATTGATAGGCATACCATCAATCAAATTATACTGACCAGCATCATTTGGGTCTTCCACGGGAGGAAATACCAGAACTGCAAATCTTTCATGAGCATCCTTGATATAGGTATCAAGCTCTTGGTCTCCCTTTGCCCATGCATTGATGCCACCATCTTTTAGGAAGTCATTCAGAATAAAGAATGTCCAGTAAAACTCTGGTGTTCCATAGAGTTGATTTGAGAGTTGGTCAGGTCGAACCTCATTGGGAACACGAACTTTTTTGTATGCAAAGGAGTCGTCTGCAAACGAATCGATGATGTCTACGTATCTCCAGAAATCAGTGGAGATATCAACCACTCCATCACGATTGATATCAATAGGTAGCTTTGGGAATTGCTTAAAGAATGACATTTTATCTTGTTAGAAAATTATTAAAGCGGTCGCCAAATTCAATCAGGTTATCAAACAGAGCATTACCAGTCCCAGCAGAACCAGTATTGGCAATATTCTCTCTTCCGAGATCGTTTAGTGCCTTGACTTCTTCTGTCGCCTTGTTCACCTTCTTATTTACCTCTTTACCGATACGATCAAAATTTCCTCTGGCGCCCTTATTGCGGTCTGGTGAATCTTTACGAAGTTCTTCAATATCGTCGCGTGTCAGGACTCGTATCTCCTGAAAATTCAGAGAAAAATCTGCCTCTAGAGGTTCACCATTTGTTCTCCATGAGTTCACGCTGGAGTTGTATGTGCTTGACATCCCTGTGAGATAGGTCTTATGAATCTTTGGAATATTTGGATTCTCTTTACCCTTGAATAGAAAACGAACCTCAGTTGTGGGAGGAAAATGAAGGCTATTGATAGAACCTTTCACTGGTTGCGCGTAGATTGCTGCCTGAAAGAGTGTATGGATCGCATCAATTACTTGATACTCTTGAGCAGAGGAAGCAATCAACTTAAAATTAAAGGAAAAGGTTCGCATAGAATTAGATTCAAACAAGGTATTCACCCTTGGATTCTGTACTCTCTTGGTTGCGAACTTTGCCACTCCTCCGACATCAACACCAGCAAAACTAGTTCCAGACGCAGCTTCCATTGCTTGCTCAATAATCAAATTCTTAACTCCACCAACAGAAGCCTTGTCTTTTATCTTAGTGGCAATCATTTCTCCTGCTTCTTTCAGGCTTCCAGCAGATGCAACATCAGCGATATCTCCTGCCAAAGCACCAAGGGCACCCAATTCCACTGTTCCGTAATTCCCTTGGTCATTAAATGCAATCCCTCCGGGGCACGGGAAGTAAATTGTGCTAGGTGGCTTGTCTCTTTCGAATTCAATTGTAAACGATATCATGGGACGAGATGCAGCAGTCTCACTCCTCATGGATAGTGGAAAAATAATTCTATTCCCAGCAGGATTATCGACAAAGAATCCATCACCAAGTTCTTCGATCTTCCTCGGGAAAATCGAATCCTTGAGTTCATTCAACTGAGAATTGAAATTATCCCCAACCTTTGTTGCCGTACTTCTGATGAGATTCGTGACCATATAAATTGTATTTATATGACCTATCGTGGAAAGTTCCAGCCTCGAAATCTCGCAAAGTATCGTGGTGATGCCTCTGCTATTACTTATCGTTCTCTCTGGGAACGTCAAGCCTTTCGCTGGCTGGATGATAACCCTGATGTCTTGGAATGGAACAGTGAGGAGGTAGTCATTCCTTATCGATGCAAGACAGACGGTAGACCACATCGATACTTCATGGATCTCTATATCAAGTTCAAGACTGGTCAGGTGTATCTCATTGAAATCAAACCAGAGAAACAGACTCAGCCACCTAAGCAACCCAAGAGACAGTCAAAAAAGTATCTCAAGGAGGTCATGACCTATGCCAAGAATACCTCTAAGTGGGAAGCAGCAACCAGTTACTGTGAGAATCGTGGCTGGATATTTGAAATCTGGACAGAGAAGACTCTCAAGAAACTTGGTATTCGTTTGCTGACATAAATAGAGTAGACATGGCATCTTACCTAGAGAAACTGGAAATCGAAGCATTTCGTAAGGGGATTACTCCAAGAACCAAGCAGTCCTTGGATTGGTTTCGCAAGCGCGTTCAGAACATCAAGAATGTCAACCGCAGAGAACTACTGAAGGATGATGCTCTGATTCAACGTCAGAAAACCGTGGTAGGAAAGATGTTTCTCTATAAGTATGATGCCAAGACCAAGGCAACCCTTCCATACTTTGACCAATACCCACTGATATTCATGGTAGATCGTGCTCCAAAGGGTTTCTATGGCATCAATCTACACTACTTGCCACCAAATGTTCGTGCTGTTTTCTTTGATAAGATTACTGATGTGGCAAATAATAATAAATTTGATGAGACAACAAAGCTAAGAATTTCATATGACATTCTCAAGGGTGTTACCAAGTATAAAGAATTTGCACCCTGCTTTAAACGCTATCTCACATCACAAATGAAGAGCAAACCCATCCTTGTTCCTGCAAGTGAATGGGAGGTTGTTCTCTTTTTACCATTCGACTCCTTCAGTGGAGCATCAAGAAACAAGGTCTGGTCAGACTCAAGAAAAATAATCAAAGGAAGATAATGGGACTCCTCGATAGAATCACAAATACGGTAAATCCATCAACGATTGATGACTTCAAGTCCACTGTTTCAAAACATGCTGGATTCGCCCAGAGTAATCGCTTTAATGTCATTATCACCCCACCCACACAAAGTCTTTTCAATTTGGATTTGCAAAATATTGCATCTCAAGCACTGAGTGGAAACTTCGGATTCAATGACCTGATTAATGACCCGCGTGATGTGGCATTGCTATGTGAATCCTGCTCCTTTCCCGGTAGACGATTGAATACCACTGAGTATGCATCCAATCAAGACTGGTATACTACAAATACCCCTACAGGATACAATACAGAACCTATAACATTCTCTTTTATCCTGACCAATGATTACTACATGAAGAAATTCTTTGAGCGATGGATTGCATCTATCGTTGACCAGAATACGTATCTGGTTGCTCATGATGATACATATAAGACAGATGTGATTATTCAAGCACTGGATCGTAACAATCGCCCCATCTATGGTGTAAAATTGATTGAAGCGTTTCCAACTGAGATTACTGCTGTTCAGCTAGATAATAATGCGACTGACCAGATTACAAAACTGTCAGTCACTATATCATACACTGATTTCAAACCAGAAGGTGCCATTGCAAGCCTGCTTGGTGGAATCAAAAACCAAGTTACCGGATCACTAAGAAGATTGATATAAGTTATGCCACTACCTACACTTGAGACACCGAAATATACCCTCACACTACCATCCACAAAACAGAAGATTGAATATCGCCCCTTCTTGGTGAAGGAGGAGAAAGTTTTGATGATTGCCCAGCAATCTGATGATTCAAACACAATGTTTCGTGCAATGATCGATATCGTTGATGCTTGCACATTCAATAAACTTCTGGTTGATAAGCTATCCAATGTGGACCTTGAATACATCTTTCTGAAACTCCGAGCCAAGTCTGTTGGAGAAACAGTAGAATTGAACATGATTTGTGATGAATGCAAACATGAGAATCCAATCTCTATTAATATCGATGATATCAAGGTGAAATATTCTCGCAAGAAAGTAGAACCAACGATTCAACTCACAGATGACGTTGGTGTTGTCTGCACATATCCTACAGTGAAATCTGTGATGCGAGTCAAGAAGGATGACCCTACTGAGATTATTTCTTGTGCCATTGAGTCAATCTTTGACAAAGAGAACACATACAATCTTGAGGAGGAGAGTCCAGAGGAGATTAACAAGTTCATTGAGACCCTGAACTTTCAGCAGTTGAAAAAGATTCAGGATTTTGTCGATACCGCACCAAAGATTCAACATACAGTGAAATTCCAGTGTTCAAAGTGTAATAGCGAGAATAGCAAGTTGGTTCAGGGAGCAGAAAATTTTTTCGTCTAAGCCTAGCACACGATTCTCTCTCTAATTACTATCGTGTGAATTTTGGGCTGATGCAACATCATAAATACTCGTTGAGTGACCTTGAAAATATGCTTCCTTGGGAGAGGGAAGTATACTGCGCTATGTTGATCAAACACATAGAAGAACAAGAAGAAAAGGACAAAAAAGACTATGGCACTTGACGCTACAATATCCTTACTGGAAAAGCAGAATACAATTCTGGAAAGTATTAGCACCCAACTCCAGAATCAACAGAATGCTGTAAGGGCGTCTAAATTAGCAGACAAGGAGGACGCTGATAAGAATCGTGCATTGATGGAAAGGATTGCATCGTCTCTTGGTGGTGGTAGAGGTGCTGCTCCAGCCGCTGATTCTGGTGGAGGTGAGACCAAGAAGGGTGGGCTTGGTGGATTACTGGCTGGCGCGGTTGAGGTTG